AACGTCTAATCTCTAACGTCTAAATAAGATGTCTACTTCTACCATCTGTGCTGTTTCCACTGCTTCGGGCGGTGCTATTGGAGTGGTTCGTGTGTCAGGATCACAAGCCATTTCCATCACAGAACATATATTTCGAGCCGTCAATGGCAAACCACTGAGCGAACGCAAAGAAAGTTCGCTCACCTTTGGATACATCGTCGATGAAAACGACAAAGTCGTCGATGAAGTGTTGGTGAGTCTTTTTCGAGCTCCCCATTCCTACACTGGAGAAGATGCTACCGAGATTTCGTGTCACGGTTCTTCCTACATCCTCCAGCGCGTGGTGCAGTTGCTCCTTGCCGCAGGTTGTGAAGCCGCTGCCCCAGGCGAATTTACGCAACGCGCTTTTCTCAATGGCAAGATGGACTTGTCGCAAGCGGAAGCCGTGGCAGACGTCATCGCCTCCACTACTGCCGCGAGTCACCAAGTGGCGATGAGCCAAATGCGCGGTGATTTCAGTAAACAACTCGGAGCGTTGCGCGAACAATTGGTGCATCTCACCTCGTTGCTCGAACTTGAATTGGATTTTTCCGACCATGAGGATTTGGAATTTGCCGACCGCTCGGCACTGGATGCCATTGCTGCGCAGATTGAAAGCGTGACACAACGTCTTGCCGACTCTTTTGCCACGGGAAACGTGTTGAAAAACGGTCTTCCAGTAGCGATTGTGGGCAGTACGAATTCGGGAAAATCTACGCTCCTCAACGCATTGCTCCACGACGATCGCGCCATTGTGAGCGATGTGCACGGCACAACGCGCGATGTCATCGAAGATACTTTCACGCTCGGTGGCACGCTCTTCCGATTTATCGATACAGCTGGACTGCGCTCCACAGAGGATGTAGTGGAACAAATGGGTATTGCACGCAGTCGTCAGAAACTGGAGGAGGCTAAAATTGTGCTTTTCGTAGTGGATGCTACTCAAGTGGCTTCGCAAATGGAAGCGCTGGGGACGGAGATATTGGAAGCGATGAACGGACGTCCGTTGGTGGTGCTTTTCAATAAGGCTGATTTGCTGGAGGAAAAGGCGATGAATGATTTACTCACTCAACCGCTGGCGCATTGGATTTCGGGAGTTTCTCTCTCTTCTCAACAAGAACCGAAGATTGTCAAATTGTCTATCAGTGCAAAAGAGGGACTGGGTCTTGACACGCTCACCGACACGCTTGTTGGTTTGGCGCAAGAAAACACCACTTCTGCTGGTGACATCATCGTGACCAACGCGCGTCACTATGCTGCGCTCACCGCAGCTCTTGCCGACATTCGCCGCGTGCGCCAAGGACTTTCCACCCACCTCTCTGGTGACTTTGTGGCACAAGATCTCCGTGAATGTCTCTTCCATCTCGCCGAAATCACTGGTGGTGCTGTCACCACCGACGAAGTGTTAGGCACGATTTTCAAAAACTTCTGCGTGGGAAAGTGACAACCATAAACGATTGGACAAACCAAACAATAAATGGATATAACCTATGCGAATGGAAACACATAAAATCACGACATATCAAAAAATCATGGTTTAGGAGATATTTTACTATAGTTATGTTGGTATTGTCGTTTTTTTGTTGTTATTTTGTTGCTCAAAAATCATCAGCAACAAAAAGCAACAAATTATGACAGTGAACAAAGATGCGGTTCGGCTGCGTCAGAGGAAGCAAGCGACAGGCAATATATCACTCTACCTTGATATTTATATAGACGGTAAGCGGTCGTATGAATACCTGAAGCTCTATCTCATTCCTGAACAGACAAGAGCCGACAAAACAAAAAACCGCGAGACACTGAAACTCGCGGAAGCAATCAGAGCCAAACGGCTCGTTGAAATTCAGAACGGAGCATACGGCTTTGAAAAGGCGTATAAGCTCGACACCAATTTTCTTGACTATTACAGAGCGTTATGCGAGAAGCGTCATAAGAACCCCGAATCATTAGGGAATTGGGGTAATTGGTACAGCGCACTGAAACACCTCGAAAGGTATAGTCGCCCTGATATGACTTTCAGGGACGTAACGCCTGAATTTGTTCAGGGCTTCAAAGATTACCTTGACACCACAGCGAGAGTCAAAGACAGACGGCAAAAGATTGATACGGATTGGGATGCAAAGCCGCTCTCACAGAACAGCAAGGTCAGCTATTTCAATAAGCTGCGAGCTTGCATAAATCAGGCGTTTGAGGACAGGATATTACCACACAATCCCCTGCGTGGGATAGAGGGCTTCAAGAGCAAGCAAGCCGAAAGGGTTTACCTGACACTTGAAGAGGTCAGGGCAATGGCGGCAGGGGAATGTCGCTATCAGGTATTGAAGAGAGCCTTTCTGTTCTCTTGCCTGACGGGTCTGCGCAAGAGCGACATTGAGAAGATGACGTGGCGAGAGGTGCGGCAGGAGGGCGACTTTACGCGCATCGTTTTCCGTCAGAAGAAAACAGACGGGCAGGAATACCTAGACATCAACCCACAGGCTGTTCAATACCTCGGAGAGCGTGGCTCTGATGATGACAAGGTTTTCAAGGGTTTCTATTACAGCTCCTATGTATTGGTGGAGCTTAAATCGTGGGCGGTCAGGTGCGGCATAACGAAACCCATAACCTTTCATTCAGGCCGTCATACATTCGCGACCCTGATGTTGGATTTGGGTACAGACCTTTTCACGGTTCAGAAGCTACTCGGACACAAGGAGGTTAAGACTACACTTGTTTACGCCCATATAATGGATAAAAAGAAGCAAGAAGCCGTATCTAAGATACCGAACATCTTGCCGTCAATAGAACCGCCTGATGAGAAAGGCGAAGAGTGAAGCCGTCAGGCGCACAGGGTCATTTATCGGCTCTCTGTGCGCCTGATTTTCTTTTATCGCTGATTATATCGCCACGCCCAGTTAAGAGCCATATAGCGGAAACGTTGTAATCTCTGATGAGATAAGTAAGCCACGCCACCTGAAATATATCCCTTGTGTGGTCTTTCTGTAAGAGGTACAGGTTTCTTCTGTTAATGTCGTGTTCCCTCGTGAACGTCTGCACACCCCTGATGATTTTCTGTTCTTTCAGATATTGGAGAGCCTGAAAGAAACGCCCCACTACCCTTGCGCTGTCTTCTGTCTGCATAATTCATCTGATTTAGCCGTTGCTTGGGCGAATTTCGCGTCTAACTCTCGGTTGCGGTCATCTAACCGCTCTTGCCATTTAATCAGCGTGTCGGGCGTAAAATCGGGTCGTCTGCCGTCTTTCAGGGCGCACTCAAACTCTCTCACTTCATCGCCTGACATATAAGGTATGTACTTGTCGAGGTCAAGTAGGGATTGGATATGCGTCATCGCTTCTCTTTGGAGGTCAAAGAGCCGTCCCATTTCAAGCATAGAGCCTGACCCGAAGAGAAACCACCGAGCATTGATTTCGGGGAGGATTGAAAGGATTGTCAGTATCGGCTGCAACCCGAAATTCTCTCCATTTAACAGCTTGGTAAGGTATTGTGGCGACCACCCAAGCAGCTCTGCAAATTGCATCTTCTTGCCGTTGGTCTTATAGCGGATAATCTCTAATAGTCTTTCGTTCATTTGACCCTGATTTTGTCGATTGCAATATCGTTCATCTTCTTGTTCATTACCACTCGCATAATATCTCCTGAAAGGCTATCAGTAATTAGAACTTGATAGCCGACAAACTCTTTTGGGGTTCGTTTTAGCCCTTCACGCAGAACAATTTCCGCCACACCCGCTTTCAGGCTGTAAACCGCATCTGCCATATTCAGGAGTTCTTTTTTGTTTGCATAGACCGTTCCATTGGCTTGACAAGCCCGAAGCATACTGTCTGCTCGCCACTCTGTCTGTAAAGCTCTCATCTCACAATCAAAGGCATCCTGATACCCCATAACGCTATCCATTGAAGCGAAAGAAGTAACAGAAAGACCTTTCGCCTTGATTAACTCTGCGGCTCTTTGAGCAGGGTCGCCTGATGATGAGGAACACCCCGACAGACAGACAGCTGTCGCCAACACGCATAAAGCATTAAATATCTTACCCATACTGAATTTCTTATTAAATTGATTAGTTAAATAAACATCTGACAAAAGATGCTTATTTTGTTACCCATATTATTTCAGATTTTGGCTGTTTCGGTCGGTTTGAGTTATAAAACCAACCAATAGTTTGATTTGTTCTAAGGCTGTCTCGGTTAGCTGACGCTGCGCAGCCATTTCATCAAGCATCGCCTTGACGACCTTAAACGAGTTGACATCGGTGGCATTACCGTTGACAGCGACCGAGCCGTCAGAAGCGCACACCGTTGGCTCTTCGATGAAATAACTTGGACTCACCTCAAAGAAAGCCGCAATCTTCTTTAGAACAGCCAATTCGCAGCTGTCTCTCGCATACATCTTACGCAGACCCGTGTCCGTCATTTCTATATACGAACATAAGTCTTTGACCTTTTTGTTTTGCTCCGTCAAGAGCCGTTTGACCTTCTCTTCTAACATAACTTTAGTTTGCGCTCTAAGTTAAATATCTTAAATAATATCTGAAATCAGAACTATTTTCATCATCAATCAGAAATATAGTTTTATCTTTGCATCAGTTTATGATTTTATCTCTGATTTTCTTTACACGCAAAGTTACGGAAATAAATCTGAATACAGAAATAAACCAATAAGTAAAACTAAAAAAGTATTTAAGAATGGACGCACAACCGATGGTTTTCAGAACCCACTGTCAAACCGAGCGAGAGAAGCGAGATTTGGCGGTCTTCAACGAATTTAACGAGCTTATGTCCGTTGAAGGTCAGAGCCTGACAGGTGTTACCGAACACCTGATGAAGAAGTATGGCATTCACTCACAGTCAACAATCTATGTTATCCGCAAGCGTGTGGAGGAACGTCTTAAACGAGAGGAGGAAGCCGTATGAAACGAATAGCACAGTCAACTGCACGTTGGATTCTCTTCCTCGGAGTGACAGCGTGGTTTGGTATATCTCTCTGTGTCCTTGCAGGAGAGGATGACCCTAACGCCCCTTTGAGCCTCCTGATGTTCTTTGCAGTCAAAATCTGCGCACTCATCAGTCTTTTCTATTCAGGCAAGACAATAGCGGTTTGCGAGCGTAAGGCTCTCTTTCCGCCAATAGTAATGGCGATGATTAAGCTAGTCGAAGAAGAGGAGGATTGATTATGACCGAGTATGCAGAAATAAAGCAGAGCCTTGAACGCATAGAGCGTCTGACTATGATAGGCGCAAAGAGCGTGTTAGACCTGCAAGAAGCCGCTGCCCTGACTGGGTTCAGCACAGGGCATATATACCGCCTGACATCATCAGGGCAGATACCCCACTATAAAAAGAACCGCAAGCTGTATTTCAAAAAGTCAGAGCTTGAAGAATGGATGCTTGAGCAAAAGGTTCTGACTGGCAAGGAGCTAAACGGCAAAGCCGAGACATATATCGCAACTCACTAAAAGGACAGACAGATGAAACAGTTAACCGAAACAGCAGCAGAGTTTGATATATGGATTGCAAACAATTACGCAATCATTAAAGAACGCCTAATCTTATCAGGGTCTTACGATGATGACACGTTCCATGACTCTTATTTGACGGTGTTTGAGGGGTTGAAACCTGAAATGAGTATAAACCATTACTCTCGCTTATTTATCAAGACATACCGCCAATTACGCAAAAAGAAGTTAGCGCAGTCTTTCCGCACGGTCAATCTGTCAGAGATATTCTTTCAGCTTATCTCTGATGACGCACAAACGAAGGAACAGACATCATCAGAGCCGAAGCCGACCGTCAGCCAAAAGGACATCATCTTCTATGCGAAGAGCAGCCTGAACGCTGATGACTATAAGCTATTCAGTATGCGGTTCTTAATGGATATGACCTTGCAACAGGTGGGAGATTATCTCGGGCGAAGCATTTGCTTTGTCAGCAAGAACACAGACCGCATCAGGCGACACATCAGAACACATTTCAATTCATTCAATAACCATTTAACAGCAAGAACAATATGAAACTGAAAGTTTTCACTATTGAAGACCGTGTTGACCGCACGGCAACAGGTTTGCGCTCTGTCAGCGTCAGGCGCAAAGGCAGAAAAGTGACGCTATCAAGACGATTCGTAAGCGAGGAGAACATCAAGAAAGATGACACCACATTTGCCTTGCTCGCCTTTGATGAGGACAGCAAGCAAGATTGGTATCTGACTATCGGCAACCACCGCAACGGTTACAAGATCAACGGCCACAGTGATAAATCAGGCAAAGGATTTACCCTTTATTTCTGCGTGGGTAAGGTCGCAGGGGAACTCCTTGACACTTGCAAAATCAAAGAGTCAGGCACATTCCTTGTCGCTGAGAATCCGACCGAGTTTTTAGGAGAGACTTGGTATAAAATCATCACGGCAAAGCCAATAAACTCAAAATAACATCATCTTATAAAAACCACACAATGGAGAATGAAATCATCGAAATCCGCCAGTCTGATATGCTGACGGCAATCAACCGAGCAGAGGTGGACATCCAAATCTCCACCGCCAAGCAGTACCCACGTGAGGTATCGCGAGTGTTAAATCAAATCAAGACCTATGCCACAATGGATATGGAAACGGCAGAGGATTGCTTCTATGCACTCCGCAGGGGAAAAGGCTCTGACGCACAGGTCATCGAGGGCATAAGCGTCCGTCTCGCTGAAATCATTGCAGGGGCGTGGGGCAATCTCCGCGTTCAGACACGCATCATCGGCAATGACGGTAAGACCATAACCGCACAGGCTGTCTGTCACGACCTCGAAAGCAATCTCGCTGTCAGCCTTGAAGTGAAGCGCAGAATCACTGACAAAAACGGTCGCACCTATTCAGAGGATATGCAGGTCGTAACAGGCAATGCCGCATCAGCAATCGCCTACCGTAACGCTGTCTTAAAGGTTGTGCCGAAAGCGGTAACCAAAAAGGTTGTCAACGAAATCAAGCAGGTGGCTCTCGGTCAGTCAATAGACCTTGAAACTCGCCGTCAGCGTCTCGTTCAATACTTTGCACAGATAGGCGTAACGCAGTCAGAGCTGCTCGCTTATTGCGAAGTGAAGACGGTTGACCAAATAGACACCGAAATGGTGTTTGAGCTGCGAGGTCTCGCCAACGCAATCAAGGAGGGAACGACCACCGTCAAAGAGACCTTCAAGAGCAACACCGCTGACAGCAGAAAAATCGCTGAGGAAGCAAAAAAAGCAGCCGAAACCAAGAAGCGCAAGGTTGATGACGCTATGAGTAAGGCGACACAGACCGCAGCCCCTGACACTCCCAAAGAGGCGAATGCCGCCGCAGCCATTGACACCACAACAGGCGAAATCATCACGGTAACAGAAGACACAACCGATAACAAATAACAGCTATGGAAGTTAAGAACGAAAACATCATCAGAGCCTATAATGCGGCTGATGACAGCGGAAAGGCAATGCTCTGTGCTCTATTCCCTGACCTTGACCTGAAAGGGTCGCAGACAGAGCAAGACAACCGTCCTATCACGGAGCGAGTGAAAACCCTTGATGACGCAATGAACATCATCGGTTACGGACACCCCTTTGTCAGTCAGTATTTGGCTATCACCACAGCAACCGTGAATGAGGCTGCAAAGACCTGCGCTGACGCAAAGGCATTTATGGCTCTGCGCATCATCTGCGCTGCCCTGAACGAGGGTTGGGAGCCTAATTTCAAGCTAACTGAATGGCGTTGGTATCCTTGGTTCCGTCTTTGGACGAAAGAAGAGCTGTCAGAGAAGAGAGAGGAATGGAAGCGCGACCGCTCCCTGATTTACTTAAACGACAATTCAGGATGTGCTGGCTTTTCTTATGCGGACACGTCTGACGCTCCCACGTTTTCGAGTTCGTACGTCAGCTCTCGTCTTTGCTTGCACAGCAAAGACCTCGCCACGTATTGCGGAAAACAATTTACTGACCTTTGGCTTGATTTCTATCTTATCCGCAAGCGAACATCACATCAAGACGGTTTCGCCCCTCTCCCGTCATCTAACAACCCAATAACAGGAATCAACAGATGAAGACTGAATTTGAATTAAACAATGAAGTAATTCTTTACTGGGTTGAGCAAGCCGAGCCGCTGTCAGAGTTTTCGGCTTCATCGAAATCGAAAGACGGTCACCAGTATCACTGCAAGGCTTGTCAGGCGGAAGCGAACCGCACATGCAACACAAGAATGGAATCAACGAACCCTGCTCTCGCGTCATTCCAACCGAGAGAACTCATCGCTGAATTAAGAGCGAGAGGTTACAAGGGAACATTAACCTACACACAAGAAATAAAGTTATGAGCGTAACAATCATCAGACCCGCAGACCGCAACGAATGGCTGCAACACAGAGAGCAAGGCATCGGCTCATCGGAGGTCGCAACGATACTCGGACTCAATCCGTGGGAAACCCCATATCAGCTATGGAGAAGAAAAAAAGGGCTTGACAAGGGCAAGAGCGAGACTTTTGCTATGAAAGCAGGTCACTATCTCGAAGATGCTGTATCAATGTTTTGGCACGATGAAACAGGTCGTGACATCATCAAGCGCAGCGCAGGGGATTGGCTTATGGTCAACACCGAGAAGCCGTTTATGCGAGTATCACCTGACCGCACTTATTGGCTGTCAGGTATGCCGCACAACAACGCCAACAAGGGAATTCTCGAATGCAAGACCACACAGATGAGGGTTGACCCTGATGACCTCCCCAAATATTGGTTCTGTCAGGTTCAGTATCAGCTCGGTGTGGCTGAATACGAACAGGGGTCGCTCGCTTGGCTAAGTCAGGGCAGGGAGTTTGGCTATAAAGACATCAGCCTTGTGCCTGACTTTTTCGCTTGGATTTGCGAGGAAGTGACAAAATTTTGGATTGATAACGTGCAGGGGAACATCGAACCCGAAGCGCAGTCAGTAGAAGACTTGCTGTTACGATACAACCGACACACTGACGGCAAGATATTGGAGGTCAGCGATGACATCTTCACGGCTTGCAATGACCTGAAAGCACTCAAAGAGCAGATTGCCAAACTAGATGAACACAAAGAGGAGCTTGAAACCAAAATCAAGATGTGCTTTGCTGACGCAGAAGCAATCAGCTATGGGGGTCAGACCATCGCCACTTGGAAAGCACAGAAGCCGTCAGAGCGTTTTGACGCTAAGGCTTTCGCCAAGGCACACCCTGACCTCGCAAAGGAGTTTACAGCGGTATCGCAGGGGGCAAGACGCTTCCTTCTGAAATAAGCGTCAAATCATCATCTGACAGAGAGAACACACGGCAATGTATACGGTAAGCAATTCTGATATGGGTTACATCATCAAATACATAGAACTGATGATTGGAAACACCGACACTCATTCACACAGTCTGCGGACACAGAACAATGTCCGTATGGCTAAAAACCTTGTCGAAAAACTGAAAGCGAAACAGCCGTTTTCAGCGTTCTCTTTGCCTGATGACATCAAGAAAGCCCTGCGTTAAAAGTGCTTATAATGCAAGCCAAATAGCCGAATAATGAGAAAAGAAAACACATATATAAAGCACCATAAATGGGAGGGTCAGCCGAAAGGAAACCCAACGCAAGCTGTTAGCGTGGTTATCCCTGCCTATGGTGCTTTTATCATATCCAAACAACAGCAATGATTACATTAAGAGAGAATCAGACAGAGCCGATAGAAAAGGCTATCGCATTCTTTCAGGAGCGCAATCCGAAGCCGTCATTGATTGTGTTGCCAACAGCGTGGGGAAAGTCTATCCTGACTGCCTTTGTTGCAAAGAACAGCACAGACAAGATGATAGTATTACAACCATCGAAAGAGCTGCTTGAACAGAATTATCTGAAATACTCTGCACTCTGCGATGACTTTGGTCTAAATGCCGGCATTTACAGCGCGAGTTTCGGTCGAAAAGATATCGCACATATAACTTATGCCACTATCGGTTCAATTAAGAATTTAGGGGCAGAATTTAAGCGTCAGGGGTTCACGAAGATGCTCATTGATGAAGCCCATCTCTATCCGAGGGAAGCCGACTCAATGCTTGGACGCTTCCTTGCTGACAGCGGCATAACCCACGTTCTCGGCATAACGGCAACACCAGTGAAGCTCCAAACCAACCGTGACCTAGACGGCAATAACTTCTCGAAGCTCGTTATGCTGACATCACGCAGCAAGAAAGGCAATTTCTTCAAAGATATTATCCACGTTGGTCAGGTCAGCGAAATGGTAAGGCTAAAATATTGGTCGCCCCTGACCTATGAGACATCTGACTTTGACGGCAGCAAACTCGTTTTCAATTCCTCGAAGTCAGAATACACCGAAGAGAGTGTTCAGGACGCATACGAAGCCAACGGAGGAACACAGAGTATCATTGACGCTCTGAACCGACACCCTGAACGCAAGCATATCCTCTCCTTTGCTCCCTCGGTCGCTGACGCAAAGTATCTCGCAAGTCAATATCCCAATTCTGCGGTCATCTATGGCGATATGGATAAAACAGAGCGAGAGTATATCATCAGGCGTTTCAGAGAGGGAGAAATCAGGGTAATATTTAACGTCAGGGTGCTTTCGACAGGATTTGACTATACAGGCATTGATTGTATCTGTCTCGGCATATCAACAGCTTCTATCGCTCTGTATTATCAGATTATCGGTCGCGCCACCCGAATAGACCCTGATAAGGCAGACGCTCTGATAATAGACCTCGGAGGGAATGTTGAGCGGTTCGGGCGTGTTGAGGACATCACGTTTGAGCAGGGCAAGTTATGGCGCATGTTCGGGACAGGCGGTCGGCTGCTGTCAGGCATACCAATACACGACATCGGTAAATACACAAGAGAGGACACAAAGGCTGTTGACACTCTCGCATCAGCACCGATAGAGATAATGCCCTTTGGTAAATACAAAGGCACTCTGATAAAAGATATACCAACCAATTACAAGCAATGGATGATACGGACATTTGAATGGTCCGCCAAAAACGAGCGTCTGCGTCAGTCTATTGTTGCCCAAATGTAAAACAGAACATGGCTTTGACAACAGACAAATTCCGCTTCTTTAGCCACGACGCGGATATGAGAAACGACATCAAAATCAAGGCTCTGCGCAGGCGGTTCGGGAGTGACGGCTACGCAGTATGGAACTATCTGCTCGAAACCCTGACTGACAACGAGGAGTGGGAGATAACATTCAACAAGGACACAGCCGAGCTTTATGCCGCTGACTTCGACATAACCCCTGAACGCCTGACAGAGATAATAGAGTATGCGGTTCATATCGGGCTTCTCCAACGCAACGAAGCGGTCATCTTCTCTGTCCGTCATCAGGAACGGCTGCAAGAGGTCTCTGACCGCCGAGAGCGCAGGGAACGAGAGCGAGAGGAAATCTCAAAGGCTCGTTCCGAAGCTGGTAAGCTCGGTGCTCAAAAGCGTTGGGGTAAGTCAGATGATGGCACCAATATAACAAACGATAGCACTGTTATGGCAAGCGGTATAGCAAACGATGCCTATAAAATAGAAGAGATTAGAGAAGATAAGATTAGAATAGAGAAGAAAAGAGAAGAGAATAAAATAGACTATCAGAAGATAGTCAGTGTGTGGAATGAGACCTGCTCTTCTCTTCCAAAGGTGCGCCAACTCAATGATGTTAGGCGTAACAAAATCAAGACACGCCTGACGGAGTTCGGCTGCAAGACACCTGATGAGGTAGAGGCGTTTGTCAGAGAGTTATTCGGTCGCTGTCAGTCATCAGCGTTTCTCTGCGGTCAGAACAATCAGGGTTGGACGGCAACCTTTGATTGGATATTTGAGAACCCCACGAATTGGGTAAAGGTCATCGAGGGGAATTATGATAACAGCCGTGGCTCAAATAGAGGGCGCACAGGGGGTGAAAAATCTCTTGGCGTTGGTGAATATATCTCGCCTGACGGAACGCGCTCATACGGGTCGGGAAAGGCTATTATACCGCTGTCAGCTCCACCACGTCCGTCTAACCGACACTCTTGGGACGCTCAAACGCAACAATGGATACTGATATGAAAGATTACAGAGATTTCGGTATTGAGATACCTAACGGCAGACGGTCAGGTAAGGTCAAATGCTTCTGTCCTGAGTGCCATAGCACCCGAAGAGATAAACGCGACAAGAGCCTTTCCGTAGACCTTGACAAGGGCGTATGGAATTGCCACTATTGCGGTTGGGGAGGAACAATCAACGGCAAAGAGAAATGGGAGAAGCCGTGGCACAATAATGCTCCTATCCGCAGACAGAAGCCTGAATACATGAAGCCAAAACCGAAGCCGACAGCACCGCTCTCTGATAAGGTCATCGAATACTTCAAGAGCCGTGGCATAAGTCAGATGACGCTCGAAGCCCTGAAAGTTACATCAGGTATAGAGTGGATGCCTAACGTGGGTCAGGACGGCAAAGGCGGTCAGATTAACACGATACAATTCAATTTCTATCTGAACGGAGAGCTTGTCAACGTGAAGTATCGTGACGGTTACAAGCATTTCAGGCTTATAGGCGGTGCGCAGCTTATTCCCTATAACATTGACGCTATCAAGGGCAAGCCTGAATGCGTCATAACAGAGGGAGAGATTGATGCTCTCTCTTTCCACGAATGCGGACGCACAGACGTTGTCAGCGTCCCTAACGGAGCTAACAGCACCGAATGGCTTGATGATTTCCTTGAAGAGTATTTCGATAACAAGGAGGTCATTTACATAGCGTCAGACACGGACACGAAAGGGGTGCAGCTTCGTGATGAGCTGATGCGCAGGTTTGGTCCTGAACGCTGCCGTGTGCTGTCATACGGAGAGGGCTGCAAGGACGCTAACGATCACCTGATTAAATACGGTAAGCAGAGCCTTTTGAAATGTATCGCTGACGCTCCCGAAACGAAGTTAGAGGGGGTCTTTCAGGTCAGCGATTTTGAGGACAGCCTTGACGCTCTCTTTGAGAACGGAATGCAAAAGGGAGTGACTATCGGACACGATTGTTTTGACCGTCTGTGTTCCTTTGAAACGAAGCGTCTATGTGTCGTAACAGGCATACCTGGCAGCGGCAAATCGGAGTTTATAGATGAGATTGCAGAATGTCTGAATATGCGCTATGGTTGGCGGTTCGCATACTTCTCTCCTGAAAACGCTCCGCTCGCCTATCACGCATCAAAGCTGATAGAGAAATTCACAGGCAAGAAATTCGACCGTCAACACCTGACACACGGAGAGTATCGTATGGTCAAGGCGCACATCGAAAGCAACTTTTTCTTCATATCCCCGAAAGATGATTATCGGCTTGAAACCATTCTCGAAAAGGCAAAATCCCTTGTCAGGCGCAAAGGTATCAAATCCCTTGTCATTGACCCTTTCAACAGGCTCGAAGATGAGAGTGACGGACAGAACGAAACTAAATACATCAGCCGTCTGCTTGACCGCCTGACCAACTTCGCACAACAGAACGATGTCCTTGTCATCTTAATGGTACACCCAGTGAAGATGAAGCGGAACACTGACGGTCAGACGGAAGTTCCCACGCTGTATGATTGCAGCGGCTCTGCCAACTTTTTCAATAAGACGGATTTTGGTATCGTGGTGCATAGAAACCGAGTGGAAAACACGGTTGAGGTTCACGTCCAAAAGGTAAAATTCAGACACCTCGGAGAGTGCGGTATGGCTCTCTTCAAATACAATCTCAATAACGGCAGATATGTGCCTTACACTAACGGAATAGAGCCGTCTTGGGATAACGAAAACCACTTAATAAGAGAATACGAACAGAAAGTGCGAGATGCAGAGGAAGCCGCAAGGTTTAACTTTGACGACCTCCCTTTTGCTAATGGAGAGGAAGAGGATTGCCCTTTCTGACATCATAACAACCCCAACCATTCAATATCAACATAATTGCAACATACAGATGAATTGGAAAAACTTAAAACTCAACCCTCCCGAAGAGGACGCAACCGTGCTTTTATGGCATAGGTGGTGTTCGCTTGACTGCGCACAGGTCTATAATTATCAGGCTGACGATAACCTCCTAACATCAGACCGAGAGACAATCAACACATCTGACCTTTCAGATGATTACCGATACATCATATTGGAGGAGATAAAATGAAACGAACAACAACAGCTGATGAGGTGCGTAGATTCTTTGAGTCTTGCATAAAACAGTTCGATGAAGCAGGTTTTTATCTGCATTCAGTCAGAATACATCGCTCTGAAAGCCCAAACACACCCCAAATCACTCTCAATTACTCACAAGATGAAGAGTTACACCGCACTAATACAAAGAACTCAACAGAGAGCGCAAAATAGGTTCTATCAGCTTAAATAACTGATAACCAATACACACAAGAGCATTATCTATTGGCACAGAACACGGAGTAACCCACATAACAGAGGAAAAGCAAAACGCAAATATCTCAAACGAAAACCCTGACAACAGGGCAATACGAACCATAAATACAACAAAAACAATGAACCAAAGCATTAAACTTGACCTCCTGAAGCTGAAAGGTGCAGCGGTGGTCAATCTGAAAGGTAAGACGGCAACGAAGCGATGCCTTGTAATACCTATTGAGGACGCACAGCTGTTCCTCGGTCAGAAAGGCTGTTACCTGAACCTTACAGCTATTGAGATGCAGAACTCGCAGTATGGCGACACTCACTGCGTCAAACAGAGTTACGACCGCTCTGTATATGATGCGATGACAGAGGAAGAGCGCAACGCACAGCCTATCATCGGTAGCGTAAAACCGCTTATGAAGCAAGCTCCTGCCATTGAAGCGTCAAACATCGTGGCTAATGAAGATGACCTGCCGTTCTGACATCTGACACCGAGCCTTGTACGTGCGCAGTTAGTATGTTGACCAATATAGGGTCTAAAGACCCACTATTATAGTGGTCTATATACTAACATAGGGCATAAGACTGACTGAATGGGTTTCTGATACCTGTTCAGTCAGGGCGTTACAAGCGAGAACCCTTTTAGAACCCCAAATTTGAGCGTAAAAGAATATGATTGATAAAACATACGGCTCGGCAAAGAAAAGCCGTCAGAGAGCGAAACCGTCCCAAATAACTGACATCTTCACGGTCATCTGTAAGACTGACCTGAAAGTGGAGTGCGTAAAAGAGTATAAGTTCCACCCCAAGCGAAGGTGGCGGTTCGACTATGCCATACCCGACCATAAGATAGCCTTGGAGGTTGAAGGTGGGGTGTGGACAGGTGGCAGACATATCAGGGCGCAGGGCTTCCTCGGAGATATGGAGAAGTATAACACAGCAACGCTTATGGGGTGGAGGGTGTTCCGCACAACGCCTGACGACCTGTTGAAAATGGTTACCCTGAATATGGTAAAACAAGCCATTTTGGGCAATTATGACCCTGAAAATGCGCATTCATGAGTAAAAGTGCATACATTGTAAGCACTAATTAGTAATTTTGCATCAAAAACGTATGACATCATCAGAATTTATGCTCGGCTTGAAGCCAGTCACGGTGGATTGTTTCTCTGTCTTTGCTCCTTACTATGAGCAGAGGGCGAAGCATTACATCTATCCGAGCTATATGCAGTCGGTGTGCTATATGTTGAGCAAGGGCAACTTCTATTGGAAGATATTCAACACCCCCAACGGCACGGTGCTATTGGTCATCAGCCGTTCTCGGATGTTCGGCATCTTCGGGGTTCAGGTCAACGTCTGCCCTATCTCATCGGTCGGCTCTGCCAGTGATGAGATATTGATATTGAAGGAATGCCTGAAACAAGGTCTGTCTGTCAAGATGACCACAGAGGACATAAGACGCTATCACATTCCACAGCGTCTATATGGGTTGATTGACCTCGCAGACGAATACATATACCACTCACAGAAAGCAGCGGCAATGAGCGGCTCTAAATACCGAAAACTACGCAATCAAACGAAGCGCATAACCTCTAATCCTGACTATCGGGTGGTCTATGGGGCAACCGAGCAAGCGGCTGACATCATCAGGGCGTGGGATGAGCGATACAAGCGCATCAACGGAACTCCAACACATCAGGCTGTCCTATGGAACGTATGTAAGTCAGCACCCGAAGCCTTCGTCAGCACCCGAAGCATATTCATTGGCGAACAGATAGAGTGCGTGTCGGTATTGGAACGGCTCTCTGAAAGCCATTATGTAATCGTGCTTCGTGTCCGCAATTATGACAGCGCACTGAATGATGTCGGCTCGGCAATGCAGTGGGTTGACTGCTCGGCTCTGTCATCAGAGGGCGCAACGCACCCGATATATGCCAACATCGGTATGGCTGACACCGAGGGCTTGAAACACGCAAAGCAAGCCCTGATACCGTGCGCCAAACAAAAGATATACAAAGCCAAAGGTAACAAACTCAATCAAACTCTTAAACAATACTTCAAATGAACTCGGAAATTGTAAAACTATCTCAAATTGAGGTAAACGGAGCGAACCCTCGCATCATATCTGATGACAAGTTCGCGAAGCTCGTAAACTCAATCC